AAGCTGTTTAAGATTACTGACGCGAATGTTGTGGGATCTTATGATCCTGAAATGGTGGTTGTAGCTACCCATGACTTTTACGGGAAATGGTTTGGCAATACTACGATGGTGCTGGATTTTGTTTTAGGCAGCGCCGCCGGCAACCAAGCCAGGTTTTATGCTCCCAGGGTGCAGTATATCGGGCTTGATGATGGTGATAGAGACGGAATAGTGACTGTGCCGGCCAATTTTAGCGTTAATAGCCACATTAACCTTCCGGATACTGAGTATTGTATCCTTCTGTCGTAGAGGTTAAGAGATTTTGTGGGTTGCCGGGGTACAACCCGGTCAAGCCTGCGAGATAGAGGTTACTTGTGGATTATGAGAGGCTCAAACGGATAAATCGATTTTAAGGGGGTTTATGGCGTATTTAAGGGGTAATCGGAAAATAGGGGAGGCAAGTTATGATAACAGGCGTTAATATCTTTGAAACCAGGGATTATATATCAAAATACGATCTTGATAAAGAAAATCCTACAATCTTCGAAATAGGGCTCATGGATTCTCAAATGAAAGGCAAGATCTTTGATAAGGTTTCAGATTTTGAATTGAGTTCTGACAATCCAGACGATGATACTAAAATAAATTGGCGGATGAATGAAAGAAATTTATCTCTGGTTAAGTTTGGAGTGAAAAATATCAAGGGCCTTCTTGATCCCCAGACAAAAAAACCTCTTGATGTTAAGTGCGATACTATAAATAAGTTTGGTAAGAGCTATAAAGTTCTTCCGAATAGTATTTTAGATATGATTCCTTTGAAAATTATTACTGAGCTGGCGGAACAAGTTTTAAAAGAAACAGGTTTACCTAAGGAAGCCGAAAAAAACTAACGCTGGCAGTCTGGTTGGGTACGTTTAAATTAGACTGCCAAAGATGCTCAGCTGAAGATAAGATTGAGAATGGATGCGAAAAAGATTCGCCGATACCGGGAGTTTGGAAATTATACGATTGGGAATTTCAGAGATGCCCGCTTAAGCTTATCACTTACCAAAGCGCCTGCTTTTTAAGGGCATACACCTTTTTTAAGAAAGGTTACCTTCCCAACCCCGGTGGATGGCTTGAACAAAGTACACAATTTTTAAAAGCAATGGAAATTATTGACAGGGAGATAACAAAGGTTCAGGAGAAGCAGAGGAAGAAGAAATGACATTAGAAGGAGCTTGTCAAGATGCCTAAAAATAAAGAATTAAGTATCAGAATGAAACTAAAAGACCAGGCTTCTAAGCAACTGAAAGGCGTTCAGGCGGGCTTCCGGAGATTCGGAACTTCGATTAAGCAAATGGGAGCTGCGTTTTTGAAAATAGGAATAGCGCTTGCCGCAGTCGCAGCTGCCGCGGTTTTAGCGCTGAAGCAAATTATCAGTACCGGAATGACTTATGCTTTGCAATTAGATAAAATGGCTAAAATGACCGGTATAGCTGCTGATGAACTCGCTCGTTTAACTTATGCGGCTCAGCAAGAACATGCCTCTATGGAAGCGTTAGAAAAAGGATTGATGAATTTGACTGTAAGAATTGGTTATGCCGGCGATGGGTTAGCAACTTATCTACGATATTTTACTGCTCTTGGCATTGAATATAAAAAAGCCGACGGCACACTTCGAAATACTTATGATGTTTTTTTAGATATAGCTGATGTAACAAGCAAAGGAAAACTTACCACTGAAAAATTGGCGGCAGTAATGCAATTGTTTGGAGCAAGAGCCGCTAAAGAGCTTATTCCTATGCTCAAAAAGGGACGGAGTTGGTTTGATGAAATGGGTAAATCCGCAGAGCAGTTAGGTATCGTTTTAGATAGTAAAACAACAGGTGCGATGAAAAAGCTTGATGATGAGGTGACGAGGGCTAAGACTGCTTGGAAAGGTGTTCAGACTCAGCTTACGATATTTTTGATTCCAGCGCTCAGAGAAGTTACCGAGTTGATAACAGAAGACATTAAAGCTGTTGTTGTATGGAGTAGTAAACTAAAAGAAAACAAGGAAGTAATTGCAAAGATAAAAGATGCGCTCGTTGAAGGATACAAAGCAGCGCAAGAGTTTGTGATATCACTTATTATAGGGGCTGCACAGGTAATAGACGCATGGAACGAAGTTGCCGTCTTGATTACCATGATTCGCATTGGGTGGGCAAAGCTTTGGGAATCAACAAAGGAAGAAGCTAAATACTTAGAGGAGTTACAGAAAATTTTAGATAAGATGGTTGCTAATGCCGAAGTCGATTTTTCTGTAAAAATGGTTAATGCTATTAATAAGTTTAAACAAGCTTTAACCGATGCAAAAAAGGAGATCGTTGAGGTAAAGGCCGCGTTCAGAGATCCGTTTGAAATCCCACAAGAAGTATTAGATAAAATGAATGAATTAACAGACCCCGCGTCTACCCAAAATGCAAGACAAGCATGGTTGGATTTGGGCGATGGCATTAGAGCAGGCATTGAAAAAGCGCATATTGCTTTTGGTTCTTTTAAAGATAGAATAACCAAACATACTGTTTCGATGATTAATAACATGAAAACGATGTGGAGTGATTTTGTCTATAATGTATTTATTGGCCAGCTTGATGACGCTAAAAAAGCTTTTGAGAGTTTTGGCAAAAGCGTGTTGCGAATTATATCCAATATAATATCTGAGTGGATTGCTATGCAGATAATTACCGGGATTGGAAAGATGTTCGGTGGGGGAGTCGGTGGAGGAGCAACTCCCGGAATGGATTCAGCCATCGCTGATGCAGCTGGTGCGTCCGGCTTTGGAGGTTTCCACCAGGGCGGAATGATCAGGGCTCACAGAGGGATGTATCTTGCTCCTGACGAGGTACCGATTATTGCTCAGACCGGTGAAAGAGTATTGAATCGCGAAGATACGGTTGATTTGGATAGATTGCTTAAAAGACAGGACTCCGGAGAATCGGGAAATACTTATCATTTTAATATGACCATAGTTACTAACGATGAAAAATCTTTTAGAGATAGGCTTCTTCAGAATGAAGATGTATATGTAAATGCGGGAGCGAATTCAATAGAAAGAAATGGATTATTGAGAGGCGTTATAAATAAGTATACGAAAAAATAATTATGGAAATTTTTGACACACAACCAGGCTTTGTTTATTTAGAAAATATCGAGTTTTATACCTTGGTTAACGAGAATGATTCCGGCAAGGATAAAACCCGCAATAAGTGGCCGACAGGCACAATCAACGATGTAACTCAAGGGTACGGTAAAAGAACGTTCAGGTTAGTTTATAAGACATTAAGCCAGAGTGAATACAGTACTATTCTTAAGTTCTTCTCTGCCCGGATTGGAATGAAAGAAGCGTTTTACTTTCAGAATCCTAACGAGAGCCCGATAATAAATCTTTATCCTTCAAATATAATTATAAATAACGATTATCAAAGTGAGGATACTACCACCCTGGCGCATTATCCAATAATCGGAGATTCCCAAACTATTTATGATGATGGCGCGGCTTTAACTGAAGGCGTTAATTATTCCATAGTCGATACTACCGGAGTAATAACATGGCTAATTAAGCCAGCCGCCGGTTCGGTAATCACTGGAAATTATAGATTTTATCGTGAAGTCAGGTTTAGATCTGATACGCTATCTCCTAAAAGAAAAGCTTTTCAAGTGTATGATCTTGAGTTAATAGTTAAGGAATATAGACCGAGGTTATAATGCAAAGAGATTTATCAGTAGACACAATCACAGAAAAAGATAAGGATGAAGCGGAGGATATATTAAGCTTTGTTGATATATTCCTTGATAGTGAAACATTACGGTTTGTTAATAATGATGTGAATTTATCTTTTTTTGATTTAGATGATAACCCTCAAACTTATAATGCTTTAAAGATGTCACGTGATAAGAGAGAAGACAGTATGGATATGGAGATACAAACTATTACTGCCGGATTGGATAACGTGGACCAGGCTTTTAGTTCTTATATCGCTTCAAAGAAATTCAGGGATCGCAGGATTGTTATCCGGGGTTGTTTTAGAAATTTAATATCAGCCGCGGCCAATGCTTGGAAGGTGTTTGATGGACTTATGGATAAGCCGCAAATAGGTGAAAAAGAATTTAAGATTACTTTAGTGCCAAGGCTTGGCAGGGGAACATTGAATACAAAGATTGGAGTTAAGCAGCAGATGCCTTGCCGGTTACTGTTTGCCGGAACCAGGTGCGCTTACACCATAGCGGCTGCTACATTGAAAGATGAAAAAACAGCGCAGACAGTTGATTCAGGGGCTGCTACCTATGTAGTTGATGCCGCAAGAATAGAAGCTGATGATTATTGGAATTATGGACATATTACTTTTGCCGACGATACGACAACAGTTGCGTTGAGAGGTGTATGCAGAATGGTAAAAGATTTCGTGTCAGCAGACACGAAGATTTACCCGGTGGTTGCTTTTCCGGCTGTGCCTGTTGCCGGTGATACATATAAGATCGAACGAGGCTGTGATTTAACTTTAAATAGCTGCCAGAATAAATTTAGCAATGATCTAAATTATGGTGGTATACACACATTGCCGGCAATCATGGTTAGGCGTGTAGGAATGAGATGATATGAATAAATTGATAGTACCTGAAAAATATATCGGAGTTCCGTTCAAGGAAAACGGTATTGACTTTGCCGGTGCTGATTGCCTTAATCTGACCAAGCTATTTGTTGAGGATCAGTTGAATGTAGAGGTTAAGAACCTTCCTCCGGATATAAAAAAAGCGCAAGCAACGAACGAAAAATATTTATCATTACTTGAAGATATCCCTTTGACTTCTCTTATCCCCGGTGATATTCCGTTTTTTTCTTTCATGGGCCAGTGGCACTGCGGGGTTTATGTTGGATACGGCAAGTTGCTGCACACAGCCCGGCCGTTATTTAAAAACAAAAAATCCAAGAGTGTAATCTCGACTATCCGGCCGCAATGGCAAAAGCATTACCTGGGAGCTATCCGGACTAAAGGTAAAAAAGAAATAGTTGTCCCCGATGCAGGTGATTTAGGAGTCATAGCTTTGATTATCGCGACAGTCACAACGGTCTACTCAGTAGTAGTTGCTTTAACAGCATCTAAGCCAAGCTTTGGCAACGATACCGGTTCGCCTAAATACGGCTTCGATGCTATTAGCAATACTATATCTAATGAGTTAATTTATCCTTTAGGCTTCGGCCAAAACAAATATGGCGGAAATACAATCTGGTATAAGACGGAAGAAGATACAACTAAAAGAATTATTGTTTTAGGTATAGGCCCGGCGGAAAGCATTTCTGATGTCCGGGTTAATGATATCCCGATAGCCGATTTACCTGGATGTTCGTATACGGCATATCTTGGTACTCCGGATCAGACTGTTGATAGTAGATGTGATGGAGAGGTAAAAGGGCTCAGGAACATAGTTTACATAGCGGTTACTCTACAGAGTTCAGCAAAACTGCCCGGCGGAGATCCTACGGTTACTTGTGTGTGGGAAGGTTTAAAAATGCCGACTTGGAATGGTAGTATCTGGACCGGAGAGAGTTATTCCCGCAACCCGGCCGCTTGCATACGTAAGCTTCTTACTGTTCCTCGGGAAGACGGCGGTCCGGGAATGGATGAAAGCGAGATCAACGATGCTGAATTTGGAGAGGTGTATGATCAATGCGCTGAGATGATAGATGACGGCGCCGGCGGCACGCATGCCCGGCATCAGTTCGATTTCGTTTTTGATGCAGAAAAACCTATCCATGACGCGCTTAAGGAAATATTACAGCCTTATGGTATATTCTTTTCCCCAGGAGAACAACTGGGACTTAAAATTTTAAAGGAAGAGAGCAGTGCTGCTACTTTTGATATGGATGATATTAAAGTTGGTTCTTTTAAATATTACGAGGCTTCAAAGGATGAGTCTTATAACGAAGTTAAAGTTAAGTTTACTGATCCCGATCAAAACGATGTTGCTGTTGATGTTACTGCCGTAGATCAGATTGACAAGGTGAAGTCAGGCGCTGTCCGGCCCGGAGAATTTTCTTTTCCGGGAATAAACAGGTTTGCCGAGGCTTCGAGACGCGCCGAATTTATCAAAAATGAAAGCAATGTAAATGTAATCTGGTGCGAGTTTGATACAGATATAAACGCTTTGAATAATGAAATCGGTGAGGTTATTTCTGTAACTCATGATCTTCCGGCATGGACAGCAAAGCCGTTCAGGATAATAAAAATAACAGAGGAAAATGATTTTACAAGGCATGTAGTTTTAAGAGAAGAGACAGCATCGATTCATAACGATGCTATGAGCTCAGTTATAGAAACCTATGATTATGGTTCACCTTCTAATCCTTACATTCCGGTTACCGATGCAACTGATCTACAAATAACAGAAGGCGATTATTACTTGCATAAAGATGGTACGGTTAGTTCTGATATTTTGGTAAGCTGGACTGCGCCCACTGATGATTCAAAACGCTTTCTTAAATATTATCAGATTGAATTAAAAAAAGGTGAAGGCTCATATGAAATTGTAGCAAATGCCGGGGCCTCGAAAACAAGCTTTATAATTTATGGTGTTGAGGATGAGACAGCATATAAAGTTAAACTTAAAACTATATCATCCAATGACGTTGTTTCAGATGGAATAGAGTCAGCTGAACTTACTATCCTTGGCAAACTGGCCTTACCTGATAATGTTTCAAACTTTGCTAATACTTTTTCAAATGAGATAGTATTGACATGGGATAAAAACACTGAAACAGATTTGGCAGGTTATGAGATTAGGACAGAGGATGCAAATTGGGGAGTACAGAGTGCAGCTCTTACATATAGAGGCCTAACAAATAAACATACAATTGTAACGCCTCCATCAAGAAGCCCAGGCACTTATTATATTAAAGTTTATGATAGATCAGGTAATTTTTCTGAAACTGCACAATCAGTGACGCCGACAAATGCGGCACCTTCAGCTCCAACAATAAGTGCTGCTCAATGGTTTGGATTTGCCAAGATAGAATGG